GCACGTACTCCCGCGGCACGTGCGGCGAGGATGGAGGTCAACAATGCCAGGCAGGACCCGACAAACCGAACAATATGTCAGTGTCTCGTGCTGGCGCCGAACCAAATGGCTCCTCGAGGCCATTCGGCGACGGCAAATAGGCACCTATAGTCAGATCCTGCATCATCTGGTGGCGGAACGGGCGGCCCAGTTGGGTATTGCGATGGTGGAGCGGGGCATCATGCCCGAAGATGACTGTCCTGATCATAGGCCGGCCCCTGCGAAAAGGCAAGAGAAAAACCTCGGCCGGTCGGCCCGGAAGAGGGCCGGCTCGGCCGGTTAGACCGCCTCAGGCGGTCGAGGAGACCAGGAAACCTTCTTCCTTCGCGGTCGGGCGGGCCTGCCCATGGGCGGCGCCCCAGCCCCAATGAGAGCCAGACCGGGGCGAAACGAATGCATGGGCCGCAACGGCAGGCGTTAGGGCCGTGACCGGCGGGAGAGACCGGCATGATGCGGGGTGGCGCAGCAGGCAGCGCGGCGGGTTCATAGCCCGCAGGTCGGAGGTTCGAGTCCTCCCCCCCGCCAGTGGCGCGGCGGCGACGGCCGGGTCGGCGGGGCGAGGATCGTAATGGCGGCGGACAGGCCGGAAACCACGGCGATGGAACAACGGCCCCGGCGGTTCGCCGCCTGGCGACATCCGGGTCACGGGGCCTGGTACCTGGTGCAGGAGGTCGGCGGCGGTCGGATCATTCGGATCGCCCGGCTGGGCGAGGAACGCTGGGAGGCGAAAGGCATGGCTTGTTATCTCGCCGACGCCATAAACGCCTGCGAGCGACTGGGGGGGGAACTGACCGAGGCCGGCGAAAAGGTCGCGGCGGAGATGGCCGCCCGGGGAATGGACATCCGGTCGGCGCCGCCGCCCGCAGACCAGTGAATGGAGATCGTCGTGGACCATCAAGCGCTGGACGACCACCCCGATCAAGTGCCGGTGGATCGGCGGCGGATTCTGTGGCGGCGGCTGACGGGGACGGCGGGCGCCCGGCCGGGGCGGCTGTGGCGGAGCTGGTGCCGGCTCAAAAAACTCATCCACCTGCAGGCGCCGCCGTTCTGCATCGACGGCCAGGTTGATATTTGCGACCGCTGCCTGCGGGAGTTCCTGGCCGCCGCCAGGAACGCCGCCCCGACAGGCATCAGCGCTGAGGAAGAACGGGCCCGTCGGCGGGAAATGGCGCAGTTGTTCGGCTCGGAAATCCTTTGGGAAAACCATCTCCCGCCGGTCCCGGCCGCGGCGATGGCGAAGGTTATCTCCCCTCCGGGCGGTCCCTGCGCCGGGAGCTAGTGATTCAGGCGGCCCGCGTCAAGATGATGCGGAGCCGGCGCAGCCAGGCCGCCTTCCGGGCGGCGGGGTAGCGAGACGGGCGCGATGAATATCGAGGACGTCGAACGATTGCGCGGGCAAAAACGGCTCATCCTGGAACGACTGGCGGCCGGGGAACGGCTCACCCCGCTGCAAGCCCTGCAGTGGGGTTGCCAGCGGCTGGGGGCGAGGATCTGGGACCTACGACAAATCGGCGCGCCGGTGCGGGACCACATGGTGCGAGTGCGCAAGGCCACCACCGGCCAGCAGGCGGACGTGAAAGAATATTGGCTGGAGGCGCCGGACGCCGCCCAGGCCCGGCAACTGCTGGCGGCGACGGCGGGCGGCCGGCGGCGGGGGCAAACGGGCGGCGGACCGCCACAAACAGAAACATCCTCCAGTAGCGGCGGCGATTTGCCCGGCCGGGCCATCCCGGCCCGGCCGGGACGGCCGCCGCCGGCGGCGAAGAACGGCCCGGACCCGCGGCGCGGAGTGCTGTGGGAGGACGTGGACCGGCCTGTCGGCTACGGTTGAGGCGAATGACGGCGGAGATGCCAGCGCCGCGGCGCTGGAGGTCAAAAAACAGCCGTAAATCCGGCGACACGAGGAGGAGCCCATGAATTGTCAGGAGATGAAGGATACGGAAGATCCCCGGCGGTTGGCGGCGGAAATCTGCGCGGCGGATCACCAGGCGTTCTGGCACCTCGCGGCGGCGAGGATCAAGTGGCTGTGGGAGACGGATACCCCGGCGCCCTCGGGACGAGTGTCCCTGGGCCGCGCTAAACGGCCCGGCGGGCTGCTGCGACACTTCAGCGGCGCCGACTTCATCATCACTCTCCGCGAGGATACCTGGGCGGATCTCACCGACGGGCAGCGCTGGGCCCTGGTGCGGCACGAGCTGCTGCACTGCGGGGTCAAACTCAATAAGGCCGGTCAGCCTATGACGGCGGCGGGTCTGCCGCTGCCGAGGGGAGAGGGCGGCGAGTATGACGGCGAGGGCGTCCGCCTGGCATATATCGTCCGAAAGCACGAATTCGAGGGATTTCTGGCTGAGATTGATGCGACGGGGCGGTGGACCCCGGAAATGGACGCCGCCCACCGCCGCTGGCGGCAGTTGATGCTGCCGCTGTCAGGCGAGATCGACAAGGACACCGGCGAGGTCCTCCCGGTCTCCGCGGCAGATCACCTCTCGGTGCGCATTCTGCGCGGCGAGGAAGCAATGCGCAGACGGTCGCCGAGGACCGGGCGAGGAACGGCAAGAATCGCAAAAAGGGATCGAGCCCGGGCGGGCGGGTGAGGTAAGGATAGGGGGAACTGGAGGCGCAGATCATGGCAAGAGGCAAGCACCAGGCGGATCAGGCGGATAAAGAGCGCATAATCGCGGCCCCGGGACGGCCCCGGCGGCGGAAGGAAGGGCAAGTCCCGGCGGGGAATAGCCCCACGGCGACCGGGCCAAGCGGAGAAGCCACGCCGAGGGCGACGAGCGAACAGCGCCCGCGGGCTGAATGTCGGCTCATCTGGGCGGCGGTGGCGGAAATCACGGTGTGCGAAGGCTGGAACCCCCGGCGCTGCGACGAGATGTCGCCGGAGTTCGGCGAACTCGTCGAGAGCGTGCGGAATAGCGGGGTGATCGTGCCGGTCCACGTGCGGCGGGTGGATGGGGCGATGGAACTGCTGGCGGGCGAGCGGCGGGTGAAGGCGGCGAAGGCGGCTGGGCGGGCGATCATCCCGGCCATCGATCACGGGGAGCTCGGCGACGAGGAAGGCTTCGAGATCACCTTCGTCGAGAACTATCAGCGGCGGGATCTCACGGCGCTAGAGGAGGCCCGGGCGGCGGCGCTGCTGTTGCAGCACTACCGCGGCGATGCGGCGGCGGCCGCGGTGCGGCTGGGGCGATCCGTAACCTGGCTGCGACAAAGGGCGAGCATCGACGGGAACCTGACGGCCTGGTGGAAACAGGCCAGCTCGGCCTCGGCGCCGCGGCAATGGGGGAGCTTGGATTTGTCGGACTGGACGGCGGCGCACTTCGCCTTGATCGCCCGGTTGCCCAAGGACGAGCAGGAAAGGCTCGTGGAGGAAATGCCCGCTTATTTCGACAGCGTCGCGGTGGGCCAGCTGGCGAAATGGCTCGCCGAGCAGTTGCAGCTGCTGCGCGGGGCGCCTTGGCCGCTGGAGGATGAGTTGCTGGCGCCGGAGGCGGGGGCCTGCGCGACGTGCACCAGCCGAAGCGGGGCGCAGCCCATGCTGTGGGAGGAAATGATCGACCCGGCGGCGATCAATCGCGCAGATCGCTGCCTGAAGCTGGCTTGTTGGCGGCAGAAGACCGCCGCCCACTTGCAGCGCCGACGGACGGAACTCCAGGCCAAATATGCCGGACTGGTGGACATCACGACGGAGGACTTCTACCCGGCTTCGCTGACCCGGATGCGCGGCCAGGCGCCGGGCAACGTGTTGACCCGTAATGCGTATGAGCTGGCGAGCAGGACGGCCAAGGGCGCGGTGCCGGCCCTGGTGGTCCACGGCAAGAGGGAAGGCAGTCTCCGCTGGGTGCGCCTGGCGCCCGCCCGCAGAGAGGGCGGCGGCGCGAAGGTCCGCGGCGCGAAGATGTCGCTGGTAGATCGCCAGCTGCGGCTTCAGGCGCGGCGCTGGGCTCAGGTCGGCGTCGAATTAATCGCGCAGATGGGGAAGGCGGGCGAGGGCGCCCTGGGCCGGCGGGGGATCGACTACCACCAGGAACTGAGGACGTTGGCGGCGCTGGCGGCGGTGTTCGGTACGGCCCTCCGCCGCAGCACGGTTGATGATGGGGACGAAAAGTGTTGGGAGGAGGTGGCGGCGCTGGCCGGCGAGGTTGGGGAACGGGATTTGCCGAATAGACTCTGGGAGCAAGTTCGCGGCACGCTGCAAGAGAGACTGCGCTCGTCGGCGGCGAGACAGTCCCGCTTGTGGTTGCATGATCTGAGCCGGGGGAACGAGATCGCGGCCGCCGAGGCGCAGCACATCGGGGAACTGCTGGGGACGGACGTCAAGGCCCTGCTGGCCGAGATCTCTCGGCGAAAAGGCTTCACGGAGCCGAAGTCTTGGGCCGCGGTCGGGCCCAAGAAGAAGGCGGCGATAAGGCGAGGACCGGGCGCGGCCGCGGGCCGCAGAAAGGCTGAGGGCAGATGAAGAACTGGCGACAGGTCCTGCGCTGGCTGGCGGGACGATGGGGATGGGGGCGACGGAAGCCGGAGCAACCTTATTGGGAATTGTTCCGCGACGCCAAGGGTCGGCCGCGGCTGCGCCTGCGCGGGGCGAACCACGAGATCCTTATGTCGGGCGAGGAATATAGTTCTTTTTCCCAGGCCCGACGGACGGCGACGATGCTGGAGGCGGCGACCGGGTTGGCCGTGCGGGAGGAGCATGGTTGTTAACGGCGATGTCGGCGGATAAGTGCACGAGAGCGGGGAGCAGCCAGGTGGCGGGCACGCTGCTGGCAATCGACCCCGGCGTGATCCGGACCGGCTGGGCGGCGCTCGACCCGGCGAGCGGGCAATGCCGGGCCTGGGGCGTGCTCCGGCCGCCCGGCGCGCTGGACCGGGACATACGAATAGCATGGCTGTGTTATTCGCTGCAGGAAATCTTGGCGATGCAGCAACCGCAGGACGTCGTGATTGAATGGACCAGCGGCCACGTCGCCGGGCGGCATGGTGGCGGCGGGGCAGGCCTGGCGACTTATGGCGTCGCCGTCGGGGCGCTGTGGGCTACGGCCTGGCACTGGACGATAGCGATGAACCGGGAATCGGGGGACCCTTTGCGGGCGCGCTGCCTGGTGGTCGAAGAGAATACCTGGACGCGGGGTCGGCCCAAGAGCGAACGGCAGCGCGATGTCGCGCTGCTGCTCCGCGAGAGATACAGTGCGGCGGCGGATAGCGGCGGGGATGCGGCGGACGCGATCGGACTGGGCTGGTGGGTCGTCGAGCGGCGGCGGCTGCGACTCGACATATAAGGTATGGGGCAAGGAGGCGCACATGGCGGCGGACGCGATTCGGATCGTAAATTGGGAGCGGCACTACGAGGTGAACCGGGACGGCGGGGCCTGGAAGACAGGGCAAGCGAAACGGGTGGCGGCGTTGGAGTTTGTCCGCTGGCGGGCCTACGGGTTGCAACACTCGGAGGACTTCCGTGAGCTGGCGGGCCGGGCCGGGCCGGAGGGGGCATGCCGGGCGATGGGATTGTTCGGCAAACTTTTGGAAATCGCGGCGCAGAAAACGGCGGACAAGCGAGGTTGGATCCTTAGCGGGCGGGATGAGGCGATGGGAGCGGTGGAGATTGCGGCCAAGCTGGGTTTCGACGCCGCGCAGGTGGCGGTTGACCTGGCGATCCTGCACGCTGTCCGCTGGGTGGAGGCCGCGGCGTGCAGGTTCGCCGTGCGGCCCGGCGCGGTGAACCTGGCCGGGGCGGTGCTGGGGTTAACCTGTGAGCAAGCAGGGGAAGTATGCGAGCAGGGCGGGCAAGGTGGGCAAGATGGGGGGGCGTCGGAGTTCGCGGCGGCGGCGGCGACAACCCCGACGCTTTCAGAACAGAACCAGAAGCAGAATATCAAGGTAAAAATAAACCAGAATCCAGAAGGCGCCGGCGACGACGGCGAGGTTGGATCCCACGTGGGAGGAGGAGAGAGGGAGGAAGGAGGCGGAAATCTTGAGGGCTTGCCCGTCGGGCCGCCCGGAACCCTGGGGTCTGGAGGTCTGGAATCCGGGCGATTGAAGTCTGAGGACTCTGGGGATCTGGTCGGAGGGAAATTGGACCCTGGGAATCTGACGCGGCGGCCCGACGGGCAAGGTGCCAAAGGCACGGTGGCTCTGGCAAGCCACCACGGGGCGGGCGGCGAGACAGAGCGGTGTTTATCGTGGGAGATGAGGCTGGAGGGGATGGACCTGGAGCGGGCGGACCCGGCGCTGATGCTGGAGGGGCTAAGCGTAAGGGATGAGTGGCGGCGGGAGATGGTCATCGATCGGGCGCTGGCCTGGCTCGAGGCGATGGCGCCGGAATATCTCGCGCCGCCGCCGACGGCCGCGGAGGCGGTGCGCAGGGATGCAGCCGGCTGCCGGACGACCTGCGAGCGGAAGGCGAAGGCGCTCTATGAGCAGGGTGGGGCTGAGGCGGTGGCGTGGCTCGTGCGCATCGTGCAGCGGAAGCGCGAGGAAGCCAAGAGCAGCCGGGGTCGGTTGCGAAACGTCATGGCCCTGGCGATCGCCAAGGTGAATGAGCGGCTCATGCGGACGACTGCGCCGCCAGGTTAGGCGGCGGAAAGGAGACGGCGATGAAGATGAGGCGTTGGTGGGTGAGGTGGGCGGCGGCGATGATGGTGGGAGGCGCAATGCTGGCGGCGGGCGGGTGCGGACGGGCGGGATCGAAGTCGCCGCCGCTGGAGCGAATCCAGGCGGCGACGGGCGAATTGCGAACGCAATTGCCCGCGATGAAGACCGAGGCGGCCGCCATCGGCAAGGAAACGGCCGAGCCGGTGACGCGGGTGCGGGCCGGGCGGATCGTGGGCGGGGCGGACGCCTGCCTGACGGCGGTCGGGCGGCTCGACCAGGCGACAGTGGCGGTTGGTAAAGAGACGGCGGATCTGCGCACGGCGAATGCGCGGCTCGCGGAAGGTAAGGACCGCGAGCGAGATAAGTGGCTGGTCTGGATGGGCTTGGCCGTCGTAGCTCTGGGACTGGCGATCGGGGCATTGCTCGCTTGGCGGAGGCGGCTCGGGACAGGCCTCACGGTGTGCGGCGCGGGCGTGGCGGCAGGGTTGTTGTTCTTTATTTTGCCAGACCTGGTGCAGGTGGTGCGGGACTTTCTCTGGATCGTACGGCTGGCGATCTGGGCGGTGGCAGCCGCGGTGGTCGCGGCGGCGGGGTATGGCGTTTATCGGCTGTGGAAGGCATGGCGGCAGCGGGGACAGGCCAACAGTGAGCTGGTGCGTTTTAACGAGGCGGTGAAGAAGTTGCTGCCGGATGGTATACGCGAGCAGGTGTTCGGCAAGCCGATGCCGCCGCCTGACAAGGGACTGGCGGGAACGATGCAGTCGGCAGTTACCGAGCATATTGTGGCGGCCGAACGGGAACTCCTCGGTGGGGCGGGAGCGGCGGGTTAGGCCTCAAAGCCGCGCCCCCACCGCCTGTGGGTCCTTTCCGGTGGATTGAGGCGCGCGGTCGTTTTAAGAGGGCGCGCAAAGCGTGCACGAAATGTTTTTTTTGGCCATTTCGTCGCCTCTGGGCGGCGGCAGCCGCGGCGTTCGCGGCGGCGGGGAACGATATTATCGCGCGTGCGCGCGGTCCGATTATATGCGCGCGAACCTTAGAACCTGCGCGCGCGATCAATAGATGCGGCCGAAAGCATCGGCGGCGGCGAATGCGAAAAAAACGAAGAGTTAGGCCGACCAGCAAGCGGCGAGTGAATCATGGCGACCGGCGGCGGGGTGACGGTAGTGCCCCGCCCCGATGCGTGAGGCGCATCGGCGAGGCCGGCGGCGAGCTGGCGGACGGCGTGGCGGCGGGCGCAGCGCCGGTTGGCGGCGGAAGCGGGCCTGGGGTCGGCGGCGGACCGGGCGGTGGCGCTGCGGCGGCTCAACGACCTTTACGGCCGCGCGGTGAAGGCGCAGGACCTGGACCTGGCGCTGGCGGTGCAGAAGGAAATCGACCGGATGGGCCGGCTGGATCGCGTTCCCGGCGGCGCCGAGGAAAGGCTGATGTTCGGCGGTGACGAGTGAGCGGAGTGGACGAGAGGGCGGCGGAGCGGGCCGCCAGGGAAGCGCCGGGGCGATGCGGCCGGTACCTGGTCAACGGCCGGCAGTTGGCGGGTATCTTCGGCGTGACCCCGCGGACAGTGCAGAATTGGCGCGGCCAGCGGGGCCTGCCGGCGGTGGCGCGGGATCGCTACGACCTGGCGGAAATCATCCCATGGTACGTCAATTGGCAGGTGGCCGAGCGGCTGCCGGCCGGCGGCGACGAGGCCAGGCTGCTCAAGGCTCAGGCGGACGAACGCGAGGAGAAGGCGCTGCTGGTGGAGTTGCGGCGGCGGGAACGGGCGGGCGAGCTGGTGCTGACAGTGACGGTGGAGCGGGAATGGACGGAGCGAGTGTTGGCGGTGAAGGAGGCGCTGCTGGCCCTGCCGGTGAAAATCGGCCGGCAAATGGTCGGGATGACCGAAGCGACGGAGGCGGAGCGGATCGTCCGCGGCGAGATCGTCGAGTGCCTGACGCACTTCGCCGCCGGCGAACAGCAGGCGGCGGCCGGGCGAATGTTCGCCCAGGTCCTGGCGGCGGCGCTGGCGCAACGGCTGGCCAAGGGTCAACGGGCCGCGGCGCTGCGGCGGCGGATCGCCGAGATATTAGGCGATGATCCCTGGTCGGCGGCGGAGGAAATAGCAGGATGTCATTAGCCGAGAGAACGGAACCGGGCGAGTCGGCGCTGCGCCTGTGTTATGAGCACGGCGCAACGCTGGAGATTTTCGTTGCCCGCGGCGAAGAGGGACACGTTCTCCGCCTGAGTTATGGGCGGGAAATGCTGGCGATAGAATTGCCGGCGGAACAAAGCGAATGGATCGGCAGGTTCCTGCTGGGCGGCGGATCAGCGCCGGCCCCGGCGCCCACGAATGGCGCGGCGGCCAGCGCGGTCGCGGATCGAATCGTGCAGGCCGTCGGCGCGACGACGGGTTTTAGTGGGGAAGATTTGCTTGGGCCGAGCAGAAAGCATTATCTTTCGGCGGCGCGCGCCATTGCGATGTATGTCCTGTGCCACCAGCAACAGATGTCGCAATCTCGCGTGGCGAGGATGTTCCACCGTCACCCGTCAGCGGCGCACCAAGCCTGTCGGCGGACCTCCGCTTGGATTTCGCGGCGGTCGTTCCCTAAATGTGGCGGCGGCGGCAAAAAACTGGCGGCGGCGCTGGCGGCGGCATCGGCGGCCTGGGCGGCGGCCACGTGCGCGACGGCGGCAAACGGCAATCCATGAGAACCAGGTCGGAGCGCCGCTGGCGATAGCGAGCCGAAGGACCCCGTATGGCTGACTTCTGGCGAGAGCAAAGGCGGAGCGAAGTGATGAGCTTGATTCCGGATAGTCATTGGTGCCCGGTGCGCGACGGGGACGCGGCCGCGCGGGCGCTGTACCGGCGGCATTACTCTTGCCGATCCTATCGGGACTATCGCCGCCAAAAAAAAATTGTTGGGCCGGGAGAGTATGTGCTGATGATTACAGCGGATGAATCAGCCCTGTTTTGCTGGAAGCGTTTTATCGACGGGTCGGGGCAGCGAGGAGTCTGCTGTTCGATATTTCGGAACGAAGGGCCGTGCCTATCGAGTGCGCTGATCCGGGAAGCGTGCGACATAGCTTGGCGACGCTGGCCGGGCGCCCGCCTCTATACCTACGTGAACCGGCGGAAAGTGCAGTCCCGGAATCCTGGATATTGTTTCCAATGCGCCAGCTGGCGGCGAGCGGGCCGGACCAAGGGAGGATTGCTGGTGTTTGAGATCCTGCCTCAGGTGTTGATGGATACCGGCCCCGGCGGCCCCGCCCAAGACTGCGACGACGCGGTTGAACGCCGGGCGGCGGAAGGCCGGCGGAGTCATCTTAAAAAATGGTGCAATGGACGGCGCGAGAGCGGGCGGCCTGGCGGGTGACGGCGCCGCGGCCGGTGGCGGTCTGGGCGGCCGAGACCATTCGGTTGACCGGGAAGATGGGCCTGGCGGCGACGGGGATGTATGACGTGGAATTGACGCCCTGGGTCAAGCCGCTCTACGCGGCATATGAAGACGCGCGGGTGGAATCGATCACCTGGGTGGCGGCGGCGCAGATCGGCAAGAGTCTGTCCGTGCAGGTGCTCATTGGCTGGGTGATCGACCAGGACCCCAGCAACATTTTATATTTTTTCGACACGGACGCCAACGCCAAATACGCCAGCATGCACCGGATACAGAAGATGATAGACGGGCACGCGGCCCTGCGGGCCAAGGTTGACCCGCCGCGCAAGCGACAGAAATTGGAGATCTGCTACGACGGGGGGGTATTGAGTTTGTGCGGGGCGAACAGCGTCTCGCAACTGGGCAACAAATCCGCCCCGCGGGTGATGCGCGACGAAACCAGCAAGTGGCGGGACAAACTGGGCATCGAGGCCGGGGCGCTGGACCTGGCCGAGCAGCGGCTCAAGGGCCAGTATCGCCGCAAGCTGGTTGATATCTCGACGCCGGTGCAGGAGGGCGACCCGATTCTCAAACAGTACGCCCAGAGCGACCAAGGGGTATGGATGGCGCCCTGCCCGCGCTGCGGGGAATACCAGACGCTGCGCTGGGAGCAGATGCGCTGGCCGAAGGATGAGACGGGCCGCAGCGCCGCCCCCGCGGCGGCGCGGGAGGGGGCCTGGTATGAGTGCCAGGGGTGCCGCGGCCGGATCGATGAACACGAGAAGCGCTGGATGACGGCCCGCGGCCGCCGGGTATGCAGCGCTTATGAAGCGGCGCGGGTGCTGGGCGCCGGCGCCGGGGGGGCGGGGCCCGGCCAGGAGGATGAGCGGATCATGGTCCTGACCGAGGGCGAGCCGGCCGAAGAGGCCGACTGGAGGATTGATCTGCCAGACGGGCGGCGGCGGCGCTACCGGTTGCGGGACGGCGGGAGGCGGAGCCGGGCGTTCGGGCTGCACCTGTCGCGGCTTTATTCGCCGTTCGAGAGCTGGGGGCAGATGGTCGAGGAGTTCCTGCACTGCCGCGACGACCTGTCGGCGCTGCAGGCGTTCGTCAACGCCGCCTTGGTGCAGCCTTGGAAGCGACGGGCCGAGACCCTCGAGGTCGAGGAAATCACCGCTCATCTAGACGGAACGCTTCGGCTGGGCGCCGTGCCGGCGGGTTACGATTTGCTGACCATCGGCGTGGACGTGCAGCTTTCGTTCCTCGCCTACAGCGTCTGGGCCTGGCGGGAGGACCGGGCCCGCGCGCTGGTCGAGACGGCGCGGGTGGCGGGGTTCGAAGACCTGGCCGGGGTGATAGCGTCGCGCTGGCCCGCGGCCGGCGACGGCGAAGAACTGGGCGCGGCCATCGTGTTCATCGACAGCGGCTACCGTACGACGGAGGTCTATGATTTCTGCCGGGCGCACGCGGCGCAATGCCTGGCGATCAAGGGCGAGGCGACCAACGTGCGCGGGCAAGTATCGGTAAGCCGGCTGGACAAGTATCCCGACGGCAAGGTCATGCCCGGCGGTCTGCGGATCGGACTGGTGCACGGCGACACGTTCAAGAGCGAGTTTTTCGATTGGGCGGCGGACACGCGGCCGGAGGCCCGCCGCGGGGAATGGCCGGCCCGATCGGTGCGGCTGCCGAGCGATACGCCGGAGAGGTTCCTGGCGAGCCTGGGCAGCGAGCAGCGGGTGGAGGTGAAGGACCGGCGCGGCCGCGTGCGGCAGGAATGGCGGGTCCGGCGGAGGGAGCTGACGCACGAGTTGGACAGCATGGTGTACGCGGCGGCGGCGTTCTGGCACATCTTCCATTGGTGGACGACCGGGAGACGTCAGCCGCCGCCGGCGGTCGGGCCCGTCGAGGCGGGCGGCAAGATACGAACGCAGTATTAGCAGGAGACCTAGGCGATGAGTAAGAGCAGAAGACAGCAGGAGGCGGGCGACAAGCAGAGCACGGCAGCCGGCGCGGCGGCGACGGTCCGCTGGACCTTTCCTTCGGGCAGCCGGTGCCCTCGTTGCGGGAGCGCTCAGACGCGGGCGGTGAGCACCCAAGGCAGAGTGCAGTACCGGCAATGCCAGGCGCCCATTTGCCGACACCGCTACCACCAGTTTGGCCGGGAGATGTGAAAAAGTTTACAACATTGTAAACTTTTTCACTTATGGGGGGGTTTTTCGTGGCGGCGTGAAAAAAAAGGCGCCTAGATTGCCGATGTCGGCCGGGATCGGACCGGTAGGCAAGGCGGCCGTGCAGGGGCCTGCATCCTCGGCATGGCCGCCGCGCTCTTGGGACAAGGCCGGGAGTTGAGGCATGGCGATCGGCAGCGCCAGCACACTGGCGGAGGTGCTGGTCCAGTACAACGGCAACCTGGATTGGGATGGCGACCTGACGAAGGCGGCGGCGGCGCTGGAGGCGGTGCGCTGGTTGCTGGTGAATCGGCCGGCTTCGATGATCCGCGAGGGTCACCGACTCGATTACGCCGCGCTGGACGCCCAGCGGCAGGAACTGGAGAGGTTCGTGCGGGCTGGTCGGGCTACGGGTCGGGTGAGTTTCACGCAGGGGAGGGCCTTGCCATGAAGCTCGGCGACGGGTCGGAAAACCGCCGTGGCATCTATACGAGCTTGGGGTATCGCTCGGTGCAAGTGGCGGAGCGCGAGGGCCGCGGGGCGACGGCGGCCTCCGGCGAGGCGCACGAGAGATACGACCGCGACCGGCTAATCGCGCAGAGCCGGCAGTTCTACCGCGACAACCCCCTTTATTACGGCATGATCGAACGGGCGATCAGCTACATCGTCGGCGACGGCTTCGACCTACAGGTCAAGACCGCCGACCAGACGTTCAACCAGAGCGTGGAGGCGCGCTGGCGGCGCTATTGGCGGCGGCCGGACGTGCGCGGTCTGCTCTCCGGTCGGCGCGTGGAGAAAATGGTCTGCCGGGAGTTGCTCGTGGCCGGGGACGTCGGACTCCTGCAAGTCGAGCCGGGACTGCTGCAGATCATCGAGTCCGAGCAGATCACTGGCCCCAAGGCGGCTCGCGACGGAGTGGTTATGAACGGCGCGGGCCGGCCGACGAGTTTTTTCATTGCGCCCTACGGCCGGGGCGGGCGGATCGACGCGGCCCGGGCCAAGAGCTACCAGCCGGAGGAATTTCTGCTGCTAGGCAATCCCGATCGGCCCAGCAGCACGCGGTCCGTGCCGCCCTGCCAGGCGGCGTTCGCCATGCTGCACCGGGTCAACGATGTCTGCGACAGCGAGGCGATCGCCTGGCAGTTGCTGGCGCGACATGCGCTGCTGTTGACCCGCGAACAAGGGCCGGAGCGAGGCTTCGTGGAAAGCGCGGCGGCGGCCGACAAACCCGCCGCGGCCGTGGGGAACCCCAGCGCGCGGGTGACGGAGATGGACTACGCCTTGATCTTCCACGGCGAGCCGGGCGACAAACTCGAGGGGGTGGGTCGCAATATTCCGGGGGCGAACTTCGCCGAATCGATCCGGATGTTCCTGCGACTGCTGGGGCTGCCGCTGGGCCAACCGCTCGAAATCGTGCTGCTGGACTGGACGCAGAGCAACTACGCGCAGAGCCGCGCCGTTCTGCAGCAGGCCTATCAAACATACCTGGGGTACCAGGAGGTGATCGAGCACGCCCTGGACGAGCACCTGAGCTGGCAGGCGGAGCGCTGGACGCGCGGGCAAGATCTGCCGCCGGCGCCGGAGGGGGAGTGGAGCGACGTGCCCCGATTCTGGATCAAGCCGACCTTCCCGTGGCTCGACCAGCTCAAAGAGGCCGAGGCCTACGGCGTGCAGTTGGACCGCTGCCTGGCCACGCAGGGCGAGGTATGCAAGAGCCGCAACCGCGATCGCGACGAAGTGGTGGTCGGGCGCGAGCGGGAGATCCGCGACGCGATCGCGCGGGCCCAGGCCATCAAGGCGGAGACGGGCGTGGAGGTGCCGTGGGAATTATTCGCCGGGCTGGAGCCGCCGGGCCAGCGGCGGGATAAGATGGTCGATGCGACGGCGACCGATGGGAGGCCCCGGCCGTGAACCCCCAACTGGCGCAATGGCGGACGCAGCCTTGGGCGATGGAGCCGGCCCGACTGGCGTCGTTCCTGGAAGAGGTGTCCCGCCTCGACGGGCGCAATGGCGCCGCCGACCGGCAGGCTTTCCTGGCGACGAGGCGAGAAGCGATGACGGTACGGGAAGGGATCGCCGTCGTCGCCATCCGGGGCGTGCTCCTGGCGAGCGTGCCGGCGTGGGTGCGACAGGAGGGCTTTGAGGCGACCGGCTACGATGAGATTGTCGCCGACGTGGCGGCCGCCCTGGCGGATGACCGGACGCGGCGGATTCGCCTGGAGGTGGATTCGCCGGGCGGGGAGGTCGCCGGCAGCCTGGAGGCGGCGGACGCGATCTTCGCGGCGCGCGCCGTCAAACCCGTCGAGGCGCGGGTGCGCAACCTGGCGGCCTCGGCGGCCTATAAATTGGCCAGCCAGGCCCAGAGCATCGGCGCCGACCGCAACGCCATCATCGGCGCGATCGGGGTGTTCGGCGTATGGGAGGATTCATCGGCGGCGGCGGCCGCCGCGGGCGTGCGGGTTATAGTCATACGCAGTGGCGAACACAAGGGCATGGGCGTGCCCGGGTCGGCGATCAGCGAGGCGCAGACGGCCGCCTGGCAGGAGGTTATCGACGCCGTGGCGGAGAATTTTATCGCGGCGGTGGCGCGCGGGCGGAACCTGGCGGTTGAGACGGTGGCGAAATTAGCGAGCGGGCGAGTATGGCTGGCGGCGGCGGCGCAGGCGCTGGGCTTGGTGGACGAGGTTGATACGACGGCGGCGGCGGCCGAGCGCACGCCGCGTCGGGAGCAAGAAAGCGAGGCGAAGATGAGCGAGAAACAGCAGGAACGGGATGGACGCGACGGCGGCGCGGCGGACGCGACGGCGGCGCGGCGGGACGCGACGGCGGACGAGCGGAAACGGCTGGCCGACCTGGAGGCGGCGTTTCCCGGCGAGACGGCCTTCGTCCTGGCGCAGTTCAAGGGCGGCGCGACGCCGGACCAGGCCCGGTCGGCCTATGGCGAGGTGCTGGCGGGCAAACTGGCGGCGCGGGAAAAGGAACTGGCGGCGGTGCAGGCGGAGCTCGCCGCGCTGAGAAGTCAGGCCGAGGAGGCCAAGACCCGCCGGGCCGGGCCGGAGGCCAGGGGCGCAGCGCCGGTGCCGCACGGCGCGCCGGCCGCGGCGGCGCGGGACTTCCTCGAGACGGGGCGGGAGATCGCCCGCGAGGAGGGTATTTCCCTGACGGCGGCCATGCGGCGGCTCGCCCGCGAGCAGCCTGAATTGCACCGGGCGTTCGCCACCAGGGCCAACGGGTAAGGCGGGCGGGGCCGCCCGCCGGTCGGTAAGCGGCGCAACCGAGCGCCGGACACCACACACCACTAACGGCACAGGAGTAAAAATATGAGCCAAGCATGTGGAACCCCCAAGACGTTCACGGCGACGGAGGTTCTGGCGGCCTTCCGCCGCGTCAAACTCACCGCCAGCAGCGGGTCGGCCGTGGAGTATTCCGACGCCGGCGAGAACTTCATCGGCGCGACGCTGCAACCCGCCTTGACGATCGGCGACCTGCTGGCCGTCAAACTGCGGGGCGATTACGCCACCTTCAAGTTGACGGCGGCCGGGGTCATCGCGGTCGGCGCCACGATCTACGCCGCCGCCGACGGAAAGGTCTCCGCCAGCGTCAGCGGCACGGCGATCGGCACCGCCCTGGCGGCCGCCGGCGCCGACGGCGACGTGATCGAGGTCTTTCTGGACAATGGGGCGGCCGGCGCCATCGGGGCGACGGCCACTATCGACTACCAGGCGGCCAACGGCGGCATCCCGTTCCTCGTCAAGGCGTCGCTGACGGCCGCGGGCGCCGAGGACGAGAGCATCCTGGCGGCCCTGCCGCGCAAGGCGGAAATCACGCGGGCCTGGATGTTCGCGCGCGATACACAGGCGGCCAACGTCACCCTCAAGCAGGGCGGCAACGCCTTCACGGCGGCGACGGCCAAGGGCGGCACCGACGCGGCGCTGGTGAGCTTCAACCTGATCGCCGCCTACAAGACCGTGGCGGCGGCGGCGGCCCTGGTGGCGACCTTCTCGGCGGCCGGGGCGGTGGACGTGTTTATCGAATTCGTGCCGGTGGCCTAAATACCCGGCCGGTGGCGCGCTGGTGCAGGCGGGCGCTTGGCGAATGACATCATCACACAGGAGACAATGCAATGGCGGTACAAACTGCGACTCAGGCGCGGGGGCGACTGGACCTCGGCGAGGCGTTCAAGGAATTCGACATCAACGCCGCCCGGTTCGCCGGCACGCAGATTTTGGCGACTTTTGCCACCGGCAAACGCGAGAGCACCTTCACCAAGCTCACGCGGGCCGGCTTGCTGGGGCGGGCGAAGACGGCCCGCGCGGTAGGCGGCGGCTACAACCGCGTCGATCTATACAAGACCGAAGACTCGTACAAGTGCCTCGAGAACGGCCTGGAGGGAACACTGGGCGACGATGACCGCGCCCTGTACGCCAGCGAATTCGACGCCGAGTTGGCCAGCGTGGAGAACGTCTTCGCCAAGGTCATGATCGAGCAGGAGATCCGCGTCAAGGACTTGATTTTCAACACTGCGACCTACACCGGGTCGGCGCTGTTCACCGACAACAAGGCGACGCCGTGGAGCACGATCACCACCGACATTATCGGACAGGTCATCGACGCGGCGGAAAAGGTCCGGCGCAACACGGGCGTGCCGCCTAACGCCCTGGTCATCGGGGCCACGTCCCTGGCTAACGTGTTGAAGAACACCAGCATCCGGGCCCAGTTCCCCGCCGTCACGATTGTGACGCTGGAGATGATCCGCAACGCGCTGGGGTCGATCTTCGGGCTGGAAAAGCTGATCGTCGGCGCGGGCGCTTACAACTCGGCCGCCGAGGGGCAGACCTGCGTGGTGGCCGACACCTGGCCCAAGACCTATGCCTGGATCGGCCGGGTGGCCGAGGCGGGCGACTCGTTGGTGACGCCGTGCGTGGGCCGGACGTTCCTCTGGGACGCCGACGCCGCGGATATCGTCATCGTCGAACAGTACCGCGAGGAGCAGGTGCGCGGCGACGTCTTCCGCTGCCGGCAGTATACGGCCGAGAAGATTTTCGACGCGTATTTCGGCCATCTTTTGCAAATCGAGGTTTGACCAGGCGGGCTACCAATGCCGTCGGCCCGGCGCCGACGGTTAAGGAAACATTAGATGCCGCTTAACGAACAAGATCGGGAATGGGTGAGGTTGATGGCGGCGCAATTGGCTCGCGAAGTGAATCAAGAGGTGTTGCGGGTGCACGTACTGCAATGCCCGCATGGCCAATTGATACAGATGACTAAGTCGCGTATTCGCAGCGTCCTGCTCGGCGCCGGGCTGGGGATGGTGTTGGCGGGGCTCGTGGGCGGCAGCACGGCGGCGCTGTTGATGAAACTCTTGGCCACATTGTGACGACGACGCCGGCGCTGAAGCCGCCGGCGATCGCGCGAGGCGCGGGCGATGACCTCGATGTTCGATACGGCGGCGGCGCCGGCGGACGCGGCCCTGCTGGCGAGCCTGGGCCGCGCGGCGGGCTACCTGGCGGAGGGCGCGCTGGAGGCGGCCGGAATAGTCTGCATCATCTCAACTATCGAGACGGAGGCCGTGGAGCAGGAAGGCGGCTGCCTGCTGACGCAACGCTGCATCGTGCACCTGGCGACGCCGGCGGTCGCCCCGGCGGCCGGCCGCGATCGGATGGTCGTGGACGGCGAAGTCTATCTGGTCGAACGAATCGGGCGGGCGGGCGGCCTGACGCGGATCGCGCTGGCCCGCCGGACGTTACTGGAACGGCACGCGACCGGCCAGCGGCGGACTTGACCGGCGCCGGCGATGAGGCGACCCCATGCGAGGAGCGACGGCCGCGACAATGATTCCGTTGAGCCTGGTCTTGGGTGCGGGCCTGGCCGAGGACTTGACGCGGCTGGCGGACTTTCAAAAAAGCTGGCTGTCGCCTAGGTACGTTATGACCATCGCGGCGTATACCCGCCGGGCCGCCGATCCCAACTGGCGGCCGGCGGCCGCCGCCCAGGTGCGCTGGCCGGCGGCCCCGGCCGAGAAAGGCGCGTCGATAGACCTAGACCTGGGCGGGGGTATGGTGCTGACGGTGCAGTGCGGCTGGCGGGCGGACGGCCTGGTGAACTGGTTGGATTACGCCGAGGAGATGCGCGGTCGATGAGCAGGGAGGTGGCGACAACGGCGAACAGCGGCTATTGGAGGGTCGGCGGCACGTGGGTAGGGGGCGTAGCGCCCGATCTGGACCTGGTTGACGCGCAGATTTTAGACATGCATATGGTGACCATCGACGAAGAACTGATTATTCCTCCGGTCGCCGCGGTCATGGTGCGGGACGGCGGCACATTATCCACCAACTGCTTCCCGGCCGTCCGCCTGCGGGGGGCGCTGCTGGTGGAGGCGTTCGGCGCCGTGCAAAACAACGGGGGGATAATCGTCGAAGGCGGTCTTTTGTCGCTGCCGATCAACGCCTACTTCGCCAATGCTGGCGGCAGCTTGATTTGCAATGCGGCGGGGACGCCGCCGGCAGCGCCCACTTTAGCCGTCGCCCAACTAACCGCCACGAGCCTGCGGGCCGCCATCGACGGCGACGATGGGGCGACGAACCACCTTTTCCTGGCCGCCGGGAGCGGGGCGGCCTGGACGGCGGCCGGCGACTGCGCCGGCGATGGCGATATAGACGTGATTGATTTGACCACGGGCCAGGTTTATCTGCTGGTCGCGGCAAGCAGTCTCGGCGGGGTTTATGGTCCGCCCAGCGCCGTGCAAGCGCTGATGCTCACCGTCGCCGACGACGGGACCCCGGCGGGATCGCTGAGCATCCCGCTGGCGTTGCTGCGGACGAGTCTGGCTAGTTGCCCGAGATTTCGGGCCTGGATCGGGGCGACGGGCGCGGAGGAGGAGCAACAGGCGTCGGCGCTGGCGCGGATTTACGTGGGCGCGGCGGAAACGTGGGCGCGGCCCTACATCCTGGTCGGCGAGATCGCCGACTACCAGGCGGTGGTCTCGGCGTCGGGCGTGAGCAACGTCTTCGATCATCGCGGCGGGCTGCGGGCGAGCTTCGAGGCGGACGCGGGCGGCGGCGAACCCGGCGCCGAACTGCTGGCCTTCGCCAACGCGGTCGGGGAGATCCTGGACGAGCTGAAGGAGCGGGCGGGACTGGGCGGCTATCTCAACGTGATCGGCGTGGGCCTGGACGAAGGGCCCGTGCGCTGCGCCCGCGACGAGACGGACGGGGCGGCCGAGCGCGAGGACTATTGGCAGGCGACGGCGCGGATCGAGTGGCGGTGATACGACCCGCCGATCGGCGGGCAAACGAGGTGAAACATGGCGCATGATGTCTTTTACCCCTACGCCGCGAGTCTGGGCGCGACGCTCATCGACGCGATCGGCGAACAGGCCATCGACCCGGGCGTCGGCGAGCAGGTCCCCGAACTGGACGGCCAGGTCGATCCCAGCGTGATCTTCACCTCGGCGGTCGATCCGACCGTGCGGATCTCGACGCAGTCGGTGAACAAGTTGCTCGCGGCGGTCGGCGGCGGCGGGCTGGTCCTGACGGCGATGGCGCCGGCGACGCTCTACTGCCAGAAGGCGGAGGCCTACGGCACCCGGGGCGGGGCGAGCAAACACCTCAAGCTGGTCATCAGCGCCGGTCTGGCGCTGCCCCTGACGCTGCGGGCGGGGGTGGACGGTCCGGCGACGATGGAATGGCAGATCCTGGGCGCGGACAATGCCGGGAACCACCCCTTCGTGTTTACGCCGCTGCAGAGCCTGCCGGCGGACAACTTGCGGGCGACCACGCAGTTCTCCGCCGGGCCGGTAAAGCTCAACAACGTCGCCCTGGACGGCGTGCAGGAGATCAACGTTGACTTCGGCCTGGCGCTCAACGTCCGCCGCAGCGGAGCGGCGGCGAGCGCCGCCCCGGCGCACATCTCGATTCGGCGGCGGCTCACCCGCATCCGCATCACCACCGACGACGCGGCGGCGTCGGCGGCGTTCCTGAACCTAACGGCTATCGGCGGCAGCACGCTGTTTTATCTCCGCAAGGGGAGCCTGGCCGGGCGGGTGGCGGCGGGGACGGCCGAGCATGTCAAGTTTACCGTGGCGGCCGGGGGCATCGTGGCCCGCGGTATCAGCGGGGCCCAGCAGACGGGCATCATCGAGATCATCCCGACCTTCGACGGCACGAACGCCGCCCTGGTGATCGATACGGCGGCCGTGATCGCCTGATGAGGGCGGCGACCGGGAAGGCAAGATGACATGGGCGGATTTTTCTATTTCGCGGCCGAGGGAACCCGGCACGCGGGGCCGGGCGCCGAGGAGTTGCGGCGGCTGGGTCTGGCGCACCTCATCGGCGAGCCGTTGGCCTGGCGGGGCTGCGCCGCCGGGCCGGCGGGCCTGGCGGGCACGGTGCTCGCCGCGGGCGCCGAGGCGCAGGCCATCGGCTACTACCCGGACGAGCAGGAGTGGCGCGAGATCACCCCGGCCCTGGGCCGCGACGAGCAGGCCGGCCGCTGCTGGGTAGGCCGGCGGCGGGGCGAGGCGCCCGGACCCGAGGACCTGGCCCGGCGGGTGCGGCGGGCCGGTTATGAGGTCCGTTTGGGCGACGGCCGCGTCTGGACGATACCACCGGTGCGCTTCCTGCCCAGCAAATACGGCCTGAGCGAGACGGGCGAGTTCCTGGCCGACCCGCTGCCGGAATATGCGCCCTTGACGCGGCAGGCGGAGGCGCTGCGGGCGGAGGTCCTGGAGACGGTGCACGCCGCCCTGGAGCGGCGGGCCGAACCGCCCACTCGACTAATCCAGGGGCGGCAGGTATATGAATTGTGCGCGGCCTTCTTGGCGATCAATTACCGCGTCGGGATCGTCGAGGTCTCGGCACTGGGGCTGCTGAACGACCAGACGCTGCCGGCCCTGATGGCGGCGATCCTGGACCTGCCTATCCTAGATGAGCTGCGGGCGGAACTGGCGGAAAAAAAAAGCGCCGTCTGCGCCGCTGGCGGGCCGGGCTGATGCCGGAATATCACCCCACCTACGCGGAGCTGGCGCTGCTGGACGCGATGCTGGAGATTGAGGCGCGATGATCACCGGCATGAAGATCACCAGCGTGGGGATGCCGACGGAGATTCTTTCGGGCCGCGGGCTGGCGGCGCCGATCCGTCTGGCCCTGACCGAGGCGATCGAGGTCTGGCACGGCAAGATGCTGCCGCGACACTTCCGCGGCGGCGCGGCCGAGCGCTACGGCTATCGGCCGCGGAAGGCGGCGACGGTCAAACGCAAGTACCGCTTCGCGGCCGCGACGGGCAATTACGAGGCCCGGCTGCCGCTGGTGTGGACGGGCCGGCTACGGCGAATGGTCACGTCCGCCGTCTGCGTGACGACCTCGCGGGCGAAGGGCCGAGGCCACCTCAGGGCGCCGGGGTATGCGCACATGTATAGCCGGGGCGGGAATCGGCCCTACCTGGCCGGTGAAGTCCTCACCGTGATCGACGATGAGGCGGAGGCCCTGGGCCGGGTCGTGGAGTGGACGCTGACGGCGCTGCTGAACGGCAACCGGCGGCGGCGCGTGCTGCGGGTGTGAGCCGGCCGGGCCCGGCGGGATGCCGGCGGCCGGGTGGACGGAGAAACAATGGGCGATCTGCAGTTTGACATTTTGGTGGAGCACTCTAAGGCGATCGCCGCCCTGGCGAAGGTGGTGGAGGCCCAGACCCGCGCCGAGCAGGCGGGCCGGCAGATCGGCGAGGAGGGTCGGAAGTCGCAAAGCGCCTGGGAGCGGTTCGGTCGGGCGAGCGGGCGGGAACTGATGGGCATGGTGACGGGATTGGTATCCGTCTCGGCGGCGGTGGGCGGCATCAAGACGATCTGGGAAAAGGTGGTGGCCGAAATCACCAAGGCGCACGGTGCCCAGATGAAGCTTGGCGAGGGGAGCTACGAACTCGGCGCGGCCGTCAAGCGGATCAGGGCGCACACGGGCTACCGCGGCACCGAGGAGCAAAGCGAGGCGCAATTGCGGGCGGTTTACGCCGCCGGGAAGTTCATGGACGTACAGAAGGCCGCCGACTTCACCATCGCCGGCGAGACCGCCTTCCGACCCTTGGGGGAGCAGCAGGCGCAGGGATTGACCGTTCAGGCGGCGCGGTTCCTGCAGACGTTCGGGGGGCAGGAGGCGGGCGAGGAGTTCCTGGAGTTGGCCGGGCGGACCGGCGTGAAGACGAAGGAACAAATGGACATCTTGGGCGGCCAAATGATGACGGGATATCGGCAGGCCCGTTACCGCGACCCGGCCGAATATATCCGCAGCGTGGGCAGGCTCCTACCCGAGTACAAGGCGGCGGGCGCGAGCCTCCCCCAAGTCATGGCTACGCTGTCGCAGGCCCGCGCGGCGTCCGAGAGCGGCGAGGAGGCGGAATCGCTGGCGGAGCAAAACCTGAGACTCTTGGAAGACAAGAAGCTGCAAACGGCGGCGGCGAAGCGGGCCGGCCTCTCGCGGCGGCAATATCTGGCGCAGCCCTTCGCGCGGCGGCAGGAGCAGATGGGGGAATATGTTAGCGCCGAATTGCAGACGGAGGCCGGGCAGATACGTCTGGGTGAAAAAATCGACAGGCGACGGATCGTGCCGACGAGGACGATGTACAAGGAGGGCGGGGGCGCGGCTTACGCCGTCGCGGCGGAACCCCTGGAGCAGATCGGTCCGGCGGAGGTGCAGGCAACGGCGGCGGAGGCGGAGGCGGGCGCATTTGAGCCGCGGGAGGCAGTGCGCTCCGAGGCGGCGCTGCTGAACCGGACGGCGTCGCGCCGGATCGAGATCGGCGAGGATCTCTTGCTACGCTCGGGGGCGATAGTGACGCAATTGCAGGCCGGCCAGGAGGTGGAGGAGTTCGCGACGGAGACGGGGAAACCGCCGCGCCGCGAGATCTGGGCGGCGGAGGAGGGTCGCGGAAAGCAGATGGCCGTCGCCCGGCAATTGCTGCGGCAGAAATGGGAGAAGCAATGGGAAGGACCCCTTGAGCGCGGGGAAATAGTCGGGCAGGACCTGGAGAGATATAGGCGGGGTCTCGTCCTCACCAGTCCGGCGGCGCTATCCACCGGTTGGATGCCCGGCTCGGCGCCGTCTACGGCGGGCGACCTGGGCAAGGTGGTGGAAAGTTTGGACGCCCTCGCCGGGTATATGAGCGAGACGGCGAAGAATACCCGCGGGGGCCTGGCGCCGCCGCCGGCCAGTCCACACGCGATGCCGTGAGGGAATGATGACGCTGACCTACGACACCTTCGCCGGGGTGAATATTTTAGTGCCGACGCGCGGGGTGCCGAATCCGGGCACGCCCCAGGAGGTCCAGATCGAGCGAGTCCCCGGCTGCGAGGGGACGATCTCGATCATGCACGGCCGGGGCGGACGGCGGATTCAGCTGGTGGGGTTCGCGGTGGCGCAGAGCGGCGCCCTGCTGCTGGCGAGGGAGGCGGCGATCAAACAGATGATCGGCGCCACCGGGACGCTGGTGCACTGGTTGGCAGGCTGCGCGACGGCGTACGCGTATTGTCGTATGGAAAACTACTACCTCACCGGCGATACGGGCGTGACCCCGACCGGTTGGGTCGATAGCGGCGTGGCGGCGGAGTTCTGGCAGGACTATTGGAGCTATTGAAACGAAGATCCGTAAGAAACGAGCAGAGAGGAGCCGGGCATGGCGGAAGTGTATCCCAGCGATAGCTATCTGGAGCAATCTTTTGTAGGGAACGAACTCATCGGCGCGACGCTGGTGGCGTATGAGGCGGTGGGTATCCTGCCCTGGCAAAAGCTCTTCTGGCGGCTCTTTGCCGCGCTGGCGCCGGCCGCGGGGCTGCGGGTCTTCGATGAGGGCGGGCTGCTCATCGGCGTCAAGGCCGGGGCCTACCGGCTGGGCGGGCAGATACTGACCTACGCCGGCAGCACGGGCAATGCGCTGGCCGACAACAAGGCCGCTATCTATCTGTATCTCGACGGCGCCGGGGCCCTGGTGGCGACCGAATATTCGGCCTGGCCGACGACGCCGCACCTGCGGCTGGCGGTGGCGACGACCAGCGGCGGGGACATCACCGCGATCGTCGATGCGCGGACCGCGGCCCTCTACGCGGCCTTGGGCGGCGAGGCGGGCGATGGCGCCGCGGTGCAGGCCAACGCGACGGGCGGTCTGCTGATACTATTCACGGCCACGCTAGTCGCCGGCAATACCGTGGCGATCCATACGGCGAACGCCCCCTACAAATATCGCATACTTGACGCCTGGAGCGTGGCGACCAGCGCCGACGCCGGGACCTGGAAGCTCAGCAATGGGACGAACGATATCACCAACGCCGTGGCCGTGACGGCCGCCGACAAGACCGTCAACCGGGCCGGGACCATCGACGACGCCTACCACGAGATCGCCGCCGGCGGCACACTGAGCGTGGTCGGCGATGGGACGCTGGCCGACGTGATCGTGTATATCCTGGCGATGCGGGTGGCGTAAGGAAGCAAATATGAATCGCACGCAGATACTGCTGGAGCAGAATTACTGGTTTCAGTCCACCGATACCGGCAACCGCCGCGGAATGTCCATCTGGACGCCGTTGCTCGGCGGAGCGGATAACGAGTGGCTGGTCTGGCAACTGGTGCAAGCCGAAGTATCGACGCGGATGGTCTTGCAGGCGGTGTATTACGCTCGGACGCTGGCGGGAACGTATTTTCACGCCGGCACGGGGGGGGGCATGACTTTCACGGATATGTCAACCACGTTAAACGCCTATGGTTGGCGGGGGATTTATGGCGCAAAGGCGGCCTATGAGAAGAGTTACAGCATCACGGTTCCGGCGGGTACGACGCGGCTCTATGTCATTGGTCGTCCGCTGAACGATCTGACTACTTCGGGCACGGGGACGGTGACCTTATCGGCCGGTACCCTGGTCAAGAGCACTTTGTCGTTCAAGGCGGCGTCGGAAGGCGGCGGCGACTTCGGGGCGGGCTATAACGATATTGACTGGACGAAATACGCCGTGCTGATCGGCACGAATTGCGGCGGCGCCGCCTGTAAGGTCGAGATTCTCACGGATAGAATTCCGGGCATTGGTTTCATCGCCATTAACGACAACGCGGCGGGCGACCCGGAAACGGGTGTTTATGACCCGGCAAGCCTCCAGCCGCTGACGTACTTGCCCACGCCGCAAACCGGTTGCGGACCGCTGGCCCTGCAAATCGGGGCCGGCGCCGCCTTCTTCTGGGGCGAGGGCCACTGGACGGGACAAATCAACCTCATCAATCAGGCTTCCACCCATACCTACGGCAACAATACGGCGTGGGCGCCCACCGCCGCCAC